CAACTACTACCACATTACCTCCTCCACCAGAGCCTGAGCCTGAAGTTGCACCACCCGAACCTGAAACATTTGTTGTTGTACTTGATGATGGTACTGAGGCTGAGTATGAACAACATGAGATAGATGATGGTACTGTAGAGAGAGATAATCAACGCAAAAAGAATTTAGAAATCTATGGTGTTGAGCTTACTGATGAACAGATAGAACGAGGAGATTTAGAACAATATGATATTGAAATCATTGAAGAAGAGGACATGGGAGAAATCGGAGAAGAGTTTTTTGATGATGTTGATATACCTGAGTTTGTGGAAGATGAGCCTTCTGAAGAAGAGCTTGAAAGAGAAACTAAGAAACTTGAACTTGAAGAAGAAATTGAGATATTTATTTTTGAAGATGAAGAAGAACTTGAAGAGTTTATTGACACAGTCCTTGAAGTAGAAGAGTTTTTAGAAGAGTTTGAAGAAGTAGAAATAATAATAATTGAGAATATTGAAGACATAGAAATAGACTTAGAAAACATTAAAATAATAGAAGAAGATAAATCTAAACCTAAAGAAGACATTGAGATTATTGAAGAGGTTATAGAAGATGAAGACAACATTGAAGTTCTACCACTGGAAGATATTACCGAAGAAGTTGAAGAGATACTTACTGAAGAAATGGTTGATGAAAAGGTTGCAGAGCTAGAAGAAGTTATAGAGATAGAGGAAGATTTAACAGATGAAGAAGTCGCAGAGGCAATCGAAGTATTTGTGCAAGAACTCGACACCGAAGAAGTTGTAGAGGTTCTTGAAGAAGTAAATGACATAGGTGTACAGAACTTAGACCAGGCTACAGAAGAAGTCCAGGAAGTTGTACAAGCTGTAGTTGAAGAGGCTATAGAAGATGTAGCAGAACTTACAGAAGAACAAGTAGAAGTTGTTGCAGAAGTTTTACAGGTACAAACTGAAGATGTAGAAATTATAGCTGAGGCAGTCAAAGAAGATGAGGTAGTTGCTGAGGCAGTAGAAGAGTATGTTGAGAGAGCTGTAGAAAATGCAGATGTAGAAAACTATACACTAGCTGATGTAGTTACAGAGGTACAGTTTGAAACATTTTTAGAGAATCCGATAGAAACTTTTGTAGATATAGATTTAACAGAAATAAACATAACAAACATAGGAGATGATATGACACAGGACCAAAAAGAAAAAGCACAAGAGGTAGTAGTGCCAGTTATTTTGACTAGAATAGCTACTATGGCAGCTTTTGTATTTAGGAAAACAATATGATAAATAAAGTATGGTCATGGTTTGTGGAGGCTATAAAAGAAACACTGAACCTTAGTTGGACTTTGGTTGGTTTGATTATAGCTACGCTTACATTGACTGGAAGTGCAAGACAGATTACTGGATTAGCCACCTTAATTACATTAGCTATTTGGTTACTCACTATAAGTTTTAGAAAATGAGTTATATGAAAAGACTGTATGAACAAAAATGTACAGCTAAACTTATAGATGGTACATGGGTTACAATTTGTAATTGTCAATTCGGTGTACACTCTCATAGTGAGATAGAAAAAAGGGTAAAAGAAAAGGTAAATAATGAAATTACAAGTTGTTAGAACTCAGCTAGGCAAAGATGCGACCAATGGTCTTTTATTTATTGATGGGTTGTTTGAGTGTTATACACTAGAGGACCAGTACCAAGCAGTAAAAGTTATGCACGAAACCTGCATACCTGAAGGAACATATCCAATAAAACTTAGGACAGTTGGAGGCTTTCATACAAGGTACAAAGCCAAGTATCCTGAACTCCACCGAGGTATGTTGTGGATTCAAGATGTTCCAGGATTTGAATACATACTGATACATCAGGGAAACACTGATGAACATACTTCAGGTTGTCTTATTGTCGGAGATAGTCAACAAGATTTAGATGTAAACTTCAATGGTATGGTGGGTAGTTCTGCAAACGCATACAAAAAACTATATCCAAAAGTATCTGCACAATTATTAGCAGGTAATGAAGTAACCATAGAGTACAGTAAAATACAACTAGAACCTCAAGAACCTAATGATGTATATGAAAAACTACAAGAGATAAGCGGAGAAATCAAGGTATTAAATGCTAAACTTAGTGGTAGGAATATTACATAATGTCAGATTTATTTGAAAAAAATAATAGAAAAAGAAACCAAGATGGCACATTCAAGAAGGATGTGGGGTGGACTCCTTGGAACGAGGCATGGAGTTACAAGATGAGTGATGACTTAAAAGACATGCTAGAGCGTACCCTATGGACATTTATCGAGGCATTTATTGGTGCATTGGTAGTTGCTCCCTTGGCAGGAATTGATGCAAACTCAGTTCAACTTGCAGCAATCGCAGGTGGTGGTGCAGCTTTAGCAGTAGTAAAGACATACGCTAAAAAACAAATCAGTAAGTAGTTTTTGACATACTTTTCCTGTAAACTGTTAGTAACAGGGAACAGGAGATAGATGAAGAAAAAGAATCTAACACCTGAACAGTTAGGAAATAATTATTATAAGTCAGGTTGGCAACCAGGTTATGATATAAATGAAGAGACTGGACAGGGAGAAATCACACATGTTGGAACAGACCCCAACTATCAAAACAAATACGATTCTATATTACAAGACTGGGGATTCGACCCTAAAGAATATGAGATAGAAGGAACAGTAAGAGCCAGTTCCTGGAACGCTCAACTCAAAGGAGGAGAACCAGTAACTTTCTATGCCTTCAAAGGTCTTGTAAGAAGAAAGAATCCTGCACACGATAAAAGATTTAAGCAGCTACTCAAACATGCAATCAAGAAACCACCTCTTAAAATTTATGACAAAGGCGGAGACACCGCCTTTTGTTTTTTCATGAGCGACTGGCAGTTAGGTAAGGATGACTATGGAGTTGAGAATACTATAAAGAGATACGACATTGCTTTACAAGATGCAGTACAAAGAATTAAAGAACTGAGAAAGCAAGGTGTAGATATAGATGAGATTTATATGGTGGGATTAGGCGACCTCACAGAAGGGTGCAGTCTCAATTACTATGATGCAATGCCCCATAATGTAAGTCTCTCACTATCTGAGCAATATCAATTAGCAAGAGCAATGATGATGAAGACAGTTGATACATTTCTACCACTAGCAAAAAAGAAAGTTCTTTGTGGAATACCAGGCAATCATGGAGAGATGACCAGGAGTAGTAAAGGTCAGGTCCTTACATCAAGACTTGATAACTCTGACACAATGCACATGCAGATTTGTGATGAGATTATGAAAGCAAACAAAGAAAGATATGGAAGTGTCAAGGTAATTGTTCCTGAAGGTTATCATCAAACAATGACCATCAAAGGACAGACCTGTGCCTGGACTCATGGACATATGAGCGGTGGCAGTGGGAATCCTGAAAACAAAATAGAGAACTGGTGGAAAGGTCAGATGTATGGATTCTTACCACCAGGTCAGGCAAAGATTCTAGTTACTGCTCACTATCATCACTTCAGAGCAAAACAACAAGGAGACAGAACCTGGTTTCAAGCTATGAGTTTGGATAAGTCTTTGGACTTTACTGCAAGAACTGGACTGTGGTCTCATCCTGGAGTGTTAACTTTTACAATCAACAAGAAAGGATGGGATAACCTTAAGATTGTTTAAGGTTATCTATTTCTTCTTGAATATTCTTTTTGACTTTATTGAGTACATTGATTGCATAATCAATATCCTCAACAAGCAATCCAAAATCTTTTCTGTTTTGTCTTACAGATAGTTTGATAAATGGGTAGTGAGTGTCTCCTGTAAAATGGTCAGAAGTTTTAAGAACATCAGAATAATTACCTCGCATATCCCAAATAGAAATTGTATCTTCATTTCTTTCAATGGTATGACCATGTAATTTATCTTTGTTTATTTTTCTAGCTACTCTGACTCTAGCTAATTCTTGTTCTGTTCCTAATTTTAATTTGTACCTTTTAGAGTACATTGCATTAATTTTAGGATGTTTTGCTAACATCTCATTAGCTAATGTATCGTTTGTTATTGATTTATGTTTTGGCATAATACCCCTTTTCTTTTTTTGCGTACACTACTTAGACTTCTAAACAAAAAAAAGGTTACAGACTTTTTTTTATTTTTTTTTTCTTGTGTTATATTTTACTCCAACATAAGTTGCAAACACTGTGGTCATCATCCTGTTCTGTAATTTTTTTTCCACAAAACATACAACTACCTGAAAAAGGTTTAGCAACTACATTTTGATTTGCAATTTGTACATCCCAAAATTTGCTTAGAGGTTTACTTAATTTACTCATTCTTCTTCAAGCTCTTCATCTAAGTCATCAATAACTGGGTCATCTAATATCCAGTTTCTCAATGGACCTGAACCATTTTTATTTATCATACTTCCTCCTTATATAGGTAGAATCTTATACAACTTTGGATTACCTAAAAAATCTTTTTCATAGTAACCCCATATAGTATTCTTATCTTCCCACATACCTTTCAATGCACTGAAAGGAATCCACATAGGTTTTTTAAGACCTGTTCCAAAATACATAATACCTACAAAGACTTCATCATAAGGTTCTGCTTTTTTATGCAGCTCTTCTAGTTTCATGTAATCAGATTCTTTTATTCTTTTAGTTCCCTTTACTTCTACCAGGTAAACTTTTTTGTTTACCACGACACAATAATCAGGTATGTTTATCACTGCGGTAACCAACCAAAAGTAATTTAATTTATTTTCTTTTGGGTCTGTACCAATCTTCAACCAATCTTTATATTCTTTAAGACCTTTGTGTTTAAGATACTTCTGCATTTTTATATCAGCAACATCAGGAACATCTTGTCTTTCTGCGTATGTGTTTGTGTATCTCATATCAATCTTCAAAAAGGTAGTTCTCTTCTGTTATCTTTTGGAGTTGCTTTCTGTAATAAAGCATGACACTCCCTATACTCCCACATGTAAGGATTATCTTTGCTAGTTTTTTTATACTGTCTACCACAATAAATGTTTCCTTCCTGGTCGCTGTAAGTTACATTAAATAGTTTCTTACACTCGTACTCTTGTTTACATTTGGTGTCAGGTTTAGGTGGTAAGGAGAAGTCATGAGAAGGGTATCGAACTCGCAACTTCTCCAATAGTTTATCTATCCCACCATTTCCTATAGGTTCTAAAGCCACTCTTTAGGTAATCCCTCATTACCTATCCACCAACCTTTGCCGCAACCATCTTTATCTCCATAGTTACTACATGCAAAGTCAGGTATCTTACCAAACTTTTCAGGTTCATCTGCTTTCTTTTCTCTATTGTCTTCTATGTTTCCTGATGTGTTACATACAGGACATACCTTTAGAATCTCTGTATCAAACACAACAGAGATTTCATCAACAACTTCAAGTTCTTTTTCTACAACATCCATGAACATACCAACCTGTTCTAATGACCACTGCTCTATATCTACATCTAACTGGTCAGGAACTAACTCATTGTATATCTTGAGTTTTATCTTATCTCTTTGGTCCTGGTTAGGTATCATCTCTTTGAGCATGTGGTTTACCTGGTCAGCATTGCTTGTAGATTTTGGTTCAGCTACCATCTCATCAACTACTTTCTCCATAGCTGCTTGTTCTTCTTGAGTAGGTTTCTTTACTGGTTTCTTTTCTACTTGCACCTTAGACATTTCTTCTCTACTTGGTCTAGGTTTTGTGCTGCCTTGATAGTTCCAGTTAGCTAAAGCTCTACCAATAGAGGATGTTTCACAGTTCTCCATCCAGGCATCTGCATTTGCAAATCCACCCTGTCCTTTGGTCTCTTGTGCTATACCTGTGGTTACTGGTTTGTCATCATTTATATCTTTGTAGATTTCTGTTCTAATTGTTACACATGTACCATCATCAGTTATATGTACAACATTTGAATCAATCCTACCCTTTGGAAAATCTTTCCAAAACTTTTTAAGTCTGTCTTCTACTGTTTCGTAATTATCTAAATTAAACTTAGCCATTATTCTTC